CAAGTATATTATGGTTTCAATGGTGGATTTAATAAAGCAGATGTGGTATCACACGTTGGTGCCGGTGTTATATTAAAAACTAAAAAAGATAAAATTTACCAATTAGGTGCAGGTGTAGCAAATAGAACGGTTGATGGAACTAATGGTAATTTATCACCATATGTTGGGGCTGGTGTGTATTGGAAGATTAAATTGAAAAAATAATGTCAGTACAAGGGCAACCAAAGAAAACCCTTAAAGAGATAATTGCTGAAGAATATCGTAAATGTGCGTTAGACCCCATTTACTTTATGAAAAAATATTGTATTATTCAGCACCCGGTGAGAGGAAAAATACCCTTTCACCTTTATCCTTTCCAGGAGGGATGTTTAACAGATTTCAAAGAAAATCGTTTTAACATTATATTAAAGAGTAGACAATTAGGTTTATCGACTCTTTCTGCCGGATTTATTCTTTGGAAAATGTTATTCAACCAAGACTTTAACGCATTGGTTATTGCAACTAAAGTGACTGTTGCAAAAAACTTAGTAGAGAAGGTAAGAGTTATGCACGACTTACTTCCTATTTGGTTAAGAGATGGTAGTAATAGTTCTGTGGAAGATAATAAACTTTCTCTTAAATTAAAAAATGGTTCTTATCACTATTAGTTGTGGATGAGGCGGCATTCATTAGAGATATCGATGAAATTTGGTTATCAGCACAATCAACTCTATCAACGGGTGGTTCTGCTATTGTATTATCAACACCGAATGGTGTGGGTAACTGGTTTCATAAAATGTGGGTAGAGGGTGAGAATGGAACAAATGGTTTCAATTGTATCAATTTACATTGGACAGTTCACCCAGAAAGAAATCAGGCATGGAGAGATGAACAAACTCGTATCTTAGGAGTTAAGGGAGCAGCACAGGAGTGTGATTGTGACTTTGTCAGTTCAGGTGATACTGTCATAGACCCACAACTATTAATGTGGTATAAAGATACATACATAATGGACCCCGTAGAAAAAAGAGGATTTGATGGAAACCTTTGGGTATGGGAGCATCCAAATTACAATAGAGCATATATGGTAGTTGCCGACGTTGCTAGAGGAGATGGCTCGGATTTTTCAACCGCACAGGTATTAGATATTGAAGATTGTTCACAAGTTGCCGAATATAGAGGTAAAATTGAAACAAAAGATTTTGGAAACTTTTTAGTTGGATTAGCAACTGAATATAATAATGCACTTTTAGTTGTGGAAAACTCAAACGTAGGATGGTCTACAATTCAACAATGTATTGATAGAGGATATGGAAATTTATTTTATATGAGTGTTGATTTAAAATATATCGATGTTCAAAAACAAATGAGTAATAAATTTTATAGAGATGAAAAGAAAATGGTTGCAGGATTTTCAACTACTTCTAAAACTCGTCCTTTAATTATATCCACATTGGATACATACATAAATGAAAAAGAAATCCTAATTCGTTCAAATAGATTAATTGATGAATTGTTTACTTTTATTTGGAATGCAGGAAGAGCGGAGGCAATGAAGGGATATAATGATGACCTTTCAATGGCACTTGCAATTGGATTATGGGTTAGAAATACCGCATTGAGATTAAAGCAAGAAGGTATGGATTTGACAAAAACAATGTTAAATTCAACGCAAGTTACGCAATATTCTGGTATTATGTCAACAGGTCATTTAAAACAAAACCCATATGAAATGGATTTGGGTAAAAAAGGAACTGAAAATTTACATTGGTTATTAGGATAATTTTATATTTATAAGTTGATATGATAAGATTAATTGACCTTTTAGATGAAGACCTTAGAAAATGGTTTGGTAAAGGAAAGTGGGGTGGAAAAGGTGGAGGCGGATGGGATAGATATAATTCTAGTGGTGAAAGAGTTGGTAAGTGTGGAGATGGAGAAGAAGGAGATGCATATGCGGCTTGTTTATCATCTGCAGCAGCATCCAAATTAGGAAAGAAAGGTAGAGCAAGTTTTGTAAAAAGAAAAAGAGCAAAACAGAATGATAAAGGTAGGGGTGATAAAGGAGATGGAGGAAAAGGAAAAGCACCTGTAAGAGTGAGTTGGGATAAAAAGGGAAGTGATAAAAAATATAATCCACCTAGTTAATATGAACGAAAAGTGGACACAAAAGTATAAACGCTCAATTGATTGTGATAACCCAAAAGGATTCAGTCAAAAAGCACATTGTCAAGGAAGAAAAAAAAATGAAATGACAACAGAACAAAAATTAAATTTATTCTTAGAAAAGAATTGTCCAACTGACCCAGCAAAATGGTCAGCATCTAAATCTGCAGCAAAAGCTAAATTTGATGTATATCCATCAGCGTATGCAAATGGATGGGCTGCAAAAAACTACAAAGAAAAAGGTGGTGGATGGAAAGCTTGCAGTGAAAGTATAGAATTGAATGAGGGATGCTGGGATGGGTATCAGCAAATAGGAATGAAAGAAAAAAATGGTAAAATGGTTCCAAATTGTGTACCTGTAAAAGAAAATATTAAAGATATGAAATTAGTTAGTTTATTACCTGTAAATGTTTATAATGAAGATAATCATTTACCAAATCATCCTCAACGAAGAGATGATGATAGTGAAATAAATTATGGCACAGTTGAGCCGGATGAATATGATGTAGAAGATGAAGATATGGAAGATTTTATTTCATTTATGAGAGCATACGCAAAGGAATTAAATGAAGCAAGTTGTCCATGTGTATTTGAAGCAGAATATCAGGGTAGAGAAGTTAAGTTAGGTAAACCAATGCAAGGCGATGTAAAGAAATTTAAAGTTTATGTAAAAAATCCTGCAGGTAATGTAGTTAAAGTAAACTTTGGTGACCCTAATATGAGAATTAAAAAATCAAACCCAGATAGAAGAAGAAGTTTTAGAGCAAGACACAATTGCGATAATCCAGGCCCAAGACATAAGGCAAGATATTGGAGTTGTAGAAAATGGTAATTTGGTAATTACGGATTTTTTTCGTATATTATAAAAAATTTTATATAAATGGCAGATAAATCAATATTTAGTAGGTTACAAAAATTATTTTCAACAAACACCATTGTTAGAAAAACACAAGATGGTGTGAAAGTAATTGATACGGATGAGTATCAAAACATGACCACAAACTTAGTTGACCGTTTCATGAAAATGAAAGTGACAAACTATGGAACAGGTACAACACAATCATCTTTAGCATATCAACAAGTTAGAATTGACTTGTTTAGAGATTATGATTCAATGGATACTGACCCAATATTATCATCAGCATTAAATACATATGCGGATGAGTGCACTGCTAGAAATGAATTGGGAAATGTATTAAAAATTCATCATGAGGATGATAATATAAAACAAATCCTTGAAAATCTATTTTACGATATAATGAACATAGAATTTAATCTATGGCCATGGACTAGAAACTTAGTTAAGTATGGTGATTTATTTTTACAATTAGAGATAGCAGACGAATTGGGAATTGTTAATGTAATGCCATTATCTAATTACGAAGTTAGTAGAGTTGAACAATTTGACCCACAAAATCCACAAAGAGTTAAATTTGTATACGCTCCATATCAAAACCCAACAGGTGGATATCCACAAACTCCAAAGAAAGAATTGGAGAATTATGAAATGGCACATTTTCGTTTAAATAACGACTCTAACTTCTTACCATATGGTAAATCTATGTTAGAAGGTGCAAGAAGAGTTTGGAAACAATTGATGTTGATGGAAGATGCTATGTTGATTCACAGAGTAATGAGAGCACCTGAAAAGAGAATATTTAAAATTGATGTTGGTAATATTCCACCAAACGAAGTGGATAACTACATGCAAAAAATTATCAATGCATCTAAAAAAGTTCCATTTGTTGATGAAAGAACAGGTGAATATAATTTAAAATATAATATTCAAAACTTAATAGAGGATTTTTATATGCCGGTTCGTGGTAATGATAATGGAACCGCAATAGATACTCTAAAAGGTTTGGAGTATAATATGATTGATGATATTAACTACTTAAAAAATAAGTTAATGTCAGCATTACAAATTCCAAAAGCATATTTGGGGTTTGAAGAAGATACAAATGGTAAAGCAACTCTTGCGGCAATGGATGTTAGATTTGCAAAAACTATTGAAAGAATACAAAGAGTTATTGTTTCTGAATTAACAAAAATTGCAATTGTTCACTTATATGCTCAAGGTATAAACGATGATAAATTAACAAATTTCACATTAGAATTAACTATTCCATCTAAAATCTATGAGCAAGAAAAAGTTGAATTATACACTTCAAAAGTTGCATTAATTCAATCAATGCAACAAACAAAAATGGTTTCTAAAAAATGGATGTATGAAACTATTTTAGGAATGGCAGAAGATGAGCAAGATGCAGAAACATTGGGAGTATTAGAAGATACAAAACAACAATTCCGTTTAACTTCAATTGAAACACAAGGTGTAGACCCTGCTAAAGAAACAGGAGTTGAACAACCT